AGCCTGTTCTGCTGCTTAAACTACGACACCCAGGCGGTGGAGTTATACAATGGTTCCACGCTCCTTGGCAGCTACAGCCAGGAGATCGCAAGAACCGCATCGGCGGATCTGAGGGACAATCCCTCCATGTACACGGTGGAGATGCGTATCCGTGGGAACCGGGTGCGGGTGTATTCCGGCTCATCCTATACCCTGCGCTTTACGGCAACGGTCAGCGGCTTTACAGGAGGCTATGCCGGATACCGCTCGGACAACACGACCGTGTGTGAGCTTTTGCGTCTGGGGGACGCCTGGACCTACGAGCCGTATGAGCGGTTTGATGTGGAGATGCCGGACGGCAGCTTTAAAAGCTACGGAAGGATATCCCGCACGAACTGCACCTGGGATGAGGAGTTCCAGGTATTCACGCTGACCTCCGATGTGGAGGAAACCTCCACCCGGAGCGAGGACATCTCCCTGGATTATGATTTCTTTCACTCCGACCTGCTGGAGATTTCCTGCGGCGGGAACTACACGGCAAAGGTCATACCGAAGGACATCAACATCTGGATATCCCGGCTGTTCCTTGGAGACGCGGACGGCTTTTCCATCCTCTACTACCAGGACGTGGATTCCCTCATCTATTGGGCAAACCAGGCGGCGTACCGCTGGAAGCTCCGGGGGATGTGTATGTGGTCTTTGGGGCAGGAGGATATGCGGCTGTGGGAATGGCTGCCGAAGCAAACAGAATAACTTACGGGAACTGGCGACTGTCCTGCGGGGCGGCCGCTTTTTTCATACACAAAACCATTTCAAGAAACGGAGGTATCAACATGAAGGAACTTTGGAACACGGCGCAGGTGATCTTTGCCGCCATCGGCGGATGGCTGGGCTACTTCCTGGGCGGCTGCGACGGGCTGCTCATCGCCCTGGTAGTGTTCGTGGCGGTGGATTATGTCACGGGCGTGATGTGCGCCATCTCGGACAAGAAGCTCTCCAGTGAGGTGGGCTTTAAGGGCATCTGCCGGAAGGTGCTGATCTTCCTGCTGGTGGGGATCGCCAACATCCTGGATGTACAGGTGATTGGCACAGGCAGCGTCCTTCGCACGGCGGTCATCTTCTTTTACCTCTCCAACGAGGGCGTGAGCCTTCTGGAGAATGCGGCGCACTTGGGACTCCCTGTGCCGGAGAAGATGAAGGACATCCTGGCACAGCTCCATGACCGGGCGGAAAAGGAGGAAAATTAAATGGCTTACACAAACAGTTCACTGGTATCTTACACGAAACTCAGCCCCAATCACTCTGGGCTGCGAACACACAGCATCGACCGCATTACGCCCCACTGCGTGGTGGGGCAATGCTCGGTGGAGACGCTGGGAAATATCTTCCTGCCGACTTCCAGGCAGGCAAGCTGTAACTACGGCATCGGCGTGGACGGCCGTGTGGGAATGTATGTGGAGGAGAAAAACCGTTCCTGGTGTTCCTCCTCCAGCGCCAACGACCAGCGGGCGGTCACTATCGAGTGCGCGTCTGACACCACGGAGCCGTATGCGTTTAAGGATGTGGTCTATCAGAAGCTGATTACTCTTTGCGTGGATATCTGCAAGCGAAACGGCAAGAAAAAGCTCCTCTGGCTGGGTGATAAAGACAAGACGCTCAGTTATGAACCGAAGTCTGATGAGATGGTGCTGACCGTCCATCGCTGGTTTGCCAACAAGTCCTGCCCCGGAAACTGGATGTATGCCAGGATGGGCGATCTGGCAGAGAAGGTCACGGCACAGCTTGGCGGCAGTTCCGGCAGTACAGGGACATCGACAACGCAGCTTTACCGTGTCCGAAAGACCTGGTCTGACAGCAAATCGCAGAAAGGCGCATACAAAATCCTCGCCAATGCCAAGAAGTGCGCTGACGCCAATCCGGGATATAGTGTGTTTGATGTAAATGGCGTAAACATCTACACATCGAAAACAACAACTGTCGAGGTTCCGTTCCTTGTAAAGGTCAGCATTTCTGATCTGAACATCCGTAAAGGCCCTGGGACCGACTATGCCAAGACCGGGAAGTTCACCGGCAAAGGCGTGTTCACCATCCTTGAGGTGAAGTCCGGCAAAGGCTCCACAGCAGGCTGGGGACGGCTCAAATCCGGCGCAGGGTGGATCTCGCTTGACTACGCAGAAAAAATTTCATAACAGACACTACAGCAAAACCCGTGTGCAATCGGTTCACCTGATCGACTGCACACGGGCTTTTTTTGTCCGCTGAAATCCCCAGCTTCTGTCCTTTCAGAGGTAGAAGGTTACAGATTGGAGGGACAGCGGTGACAAATGAACAGAGAATGATTGTATCCGCTCTCCGGGTACAGGGCATGGGCTATGGCGCAATCGCCCGGAAAGTCGGGATTTCGGAAAATACAGTAAAATCCTTCTGCCGCAGGAACGCACAGAAAGAGGAGAAAACGCTGGTCGGTAATGATGGAGAACATCTCTGCTTATGCTGCGGAGCGCCTGTGGCACAGAACGCCGGCCGGAAGGAAAAGAAGTTCTGCTCTGACAAGTGCAGGAACAGATGGTGGAATGCACACCTCGATCAGGTTGACCGCAGGGCGGTGAGACAGATTACCTGTGTCGGATGCGGGAAAACTTTCTCGGTCTACGGGCAGGCGGCGAGGAAGTACTGCAGCCATGAGTGCTATATCCGGCACCGGTTCGGAGGCGACGCGGATGAGTAAGGAGCAGATGAGACAGGAAAAGCTCTACCAGGCGACCATGAGCATGGTCAGGCGGATGCTTGCGGAGGGGCTTATCACCGAGGAAGAGTACCGTCAGATTGATACAATGTTCCTGGAAAAATACCACCCTCTTTTCGGCACATTATTCTCCGAAATCTGTTGACTTTACAGCCTTTTAGAGTGATGTATGGTAGCGGAAAGGAGCGTGATTTCATGCCGAATTTAAGGAGAATCGAAGCGGCAGTTCCCGCCATCCGGGAAAAGAAAAAGGTGGCCGCTTACGCCAGGGTGTCCATGCAGTCGGAACGGATGCTCCACTCCCTTTCCGCGCAGGTGAGTTATTACAGCGGGCTGATCCAGAAGAACCCAGACTGGGAATATGCCGGGGTCTACGCAGACGATTTTATTTCCGGCACCAACACAGTAAAGCGTGATGAGTTCAAGCGGATGCTTGCCGACTGCGAGGCCGGCAAGATCGACATCATCCTGACAAAGAGCATCTCGCGGTTTGCCAGGAATACGGTGGATCTTCTGGAAACGGTGCGGCATTTGAAGGATTTAGGCGTTGAGGTGCAGTTCGAGAAAGAACGCATACGCTCGATGGACGGGGACGGCGAACTGATGCTGACCATCCTGGCGTCCTTTGCCCAGGAGGAGAGCCGCAGCATTTCTGATAATGTGAAATGGGGTATCCGAAAGCGGATGCAGAACGGCATCCCCAACGGCCACTTCCGCATCTACGGTTATCGATGGGAGAGTGACGAACTGGTCATTGTACCGGAGGAGGCGGAAATCGTAAAGCGAATCTTCCAGAACTTTCTGGACGGAAAATCCCGGTTGGAAACCGAGCGGGAGCTTGCCGCCGAGGGCATCACAACCAGGGACGGCTGCCGTTGGGCGGATTCCAACATCAAGGTGGTACTGACCAATGTGACCTACACGGGAAACCTTCTTCTGCAGAAGGAGTTTGTGGCAGATCCCATCTCAAAACAGAAGAAAAAGAACCGTGGGGAGCTTCCGCAGTATTATGTGGAGGATACGCATCCCGCCATCATCGACAAGGCGACCTTCGACTTTGTGCAGGAGGAGATGGCAAGGCGCAGGGAGATGGGACCGTTGGCCAATAAGAGCCTGAACACTTCCTGCTTTACGGGCAAAATCAAATGTCCCTACTGTGGGCAGAGCTATATGCACAATAAGCGTGTAAAAAATGGAAATATTCAGGAGTTCTGGAACTGCGGCAGCAAGAAGAAAAAGAAAATAGGCGCGGGCTGTCCCGTGGGCGGCACCATCAACCATAAAAACATGGTCAGGGTCTGCACAGAAGTTCTGAAGCTTGATGAGTTTGACGAATCTGTCTTTCTGGAACAGGTAGACCATATCGATGTGCCGGAGCGTTATACGCTGGAGTTCCACATGGCAGACAGCAGCGTGATAACAAAAGACTGCCCGAACACCGGGCATCAGGACTGCTGGACGCCGGAGCGGCGGGCTGCAAAGGCGGAATTTATGAGAAAGGAAATGGCGAGGAGAAAGGAGCGGAAAGACGAATGGCGCAGAGAAAAGTAACGGCGATTCCGGCGACCATTAAAAAATACACGGCTGTTCCCATCGGCAGCAAGCGGAAACGCCGGGTTGCCGGGTATGCCCGCGTCTCCACTGACCATGAGGATCAAGTCACCAGTTACGAAGCGCAGGTGGACTATTACACGAATTACATCAAGGGACGGGACGATTGGGAGTTTGTTTCTATCTATACGGACGAAGGGATCTCCGCAACGAACACCCGCCGGCGCGAAGGCTTCAAGGCGATGGTGGCGGATGCCCTTGCCGGAAAGATCGACCTCATTGTCACAAAAAGTGTCAGCCGGTTCGCCAGAAATACTGTAGACAGCCTGACCACTGTGCGGATGCTGAAGGAAAAAGGCGTGGAAATCTACTTTGAAAAGGAAAATATCTGGACGATGGACGCCAAGGGCGAGCTGCTCATTACCATCATGTCCAGCCTTGCCCAGGAGGAGAGCCGAAGCATTTCGGAGAATACCACCTGGGGGCAGCGGAAGCGGTTCGCAGACGGCAGGGCGAGCGTAGCCTATAAGCGGTTCCTGGGCTATGACCGGGGTCCCAACGGCGGCTTTGTGGTCAACCAGGAACAGGCAAAGACTGTCAAGCTGATCTACAAACTGTTTCTGGACGGCCTGACCTGCCACGCCATCGCAAAAGAACTGACGGGGCGGAAACTGCCGACTCCGGGCGGCAAAGCAGTCTGGAGCCAGACTACCGTCCGCAGCATCCTTACCAATGAGAAATACAAAGGCGACGCCCTCCTGCAGAAGGAGTTCACAGTGGACTTCCTTCAGAAGAAAACAAAAAAGAATGAGGGTGAAGTACCGCAGTATTATGTGGAGGGCAACCATGAGGCTATCATCGATCCGATAACCTTCGATTATGTCCAGGCAGAGATGGCAAGACGGACAAAGGACAAGCACCGCTACAGCGGCGTGAGTATATTCTCTTCTAAAATCAAGTGCGGTGAATGCGGCTGCTGGTACGGCTCGAAGGTATGGCATTCCACAGATAAATACCGCCGGGTCATCTACCAGTGTAACCACAAGTACAAAGGCGGAAAGCCCTGCAGTACGCCCCATGTCACAGAAAATCAGGTCAAAGACGCATTTGTCCGGGCGGTCAATATTTTGCTTTCAGAGAAGGAAGAATTGTCCGCCAATGCGCAGATGGTCATCGCCATGCTGTGCGACAGCGCAGAGCTGGAGAAACGGCAGGCGGAACTGAAGGAAGAATTGGAGGTTGTGGTGGGACTGGTGGAGCGGTGTGTTGCAGAGAACGCCCGTGTCGCCCTTGACCAGGACGAATACACCGAGCGTTACAATGGGCTGGTCAGCCGCTATGAAGCAGTCAAAGGACAGTACGATGAGATCACCCAGGCGATTGCGGATAAAGCCGACCGCAGAAAGCTGTTGGAGCAGTTTCTTCAGACATTGGAGACACAGGATACAATTACAGAATTTGACGAACGGCTGTGGTCGAGTCTTGTGGATTTCGTCACGGTATATAGTGAGAAGGACATCCGGGTGACCTTTAAGGATGGGACGGAGATATAA